CATTCCCCATCCTGATGGACGGAGGTAAGCGCCGGGACCGTCTGCTCGCAGATACTGCTGTCATCAAAGCCGACAAGCGAAATCTCCTCCGGCAGCCGGACGCCGGACGCCTGGAGAAACCGCATCAGGTCCACCGCGTAGTAGTCCGATACGGCAAAGACGGCGCTGTATTGGCGCAGCTGAGAAAGCCGCTCCTGATAAAACAGGAGCCGCTCCTTTTTCTGCATGGGGATCTTCAGAAAATCCGCCCGGAAGCCCAGCCCCTCGCACAGGCCCTCATAGCGCTCCCGGTCCATACACTCCAGGTTGTCCGCGACACAGAGGACCCGGCGGTGTCCCAGCTCCCGCAGGTGAGCGCCCGCCTGACGTCCTCCGTCCCGGTCGTCAATGCGGATATTGCAGAACCGGTCCGCGCGCTCAAGATAACCGTCATAGACGACGAAGGGAATGCGGATTTGATCCCGCAGGCGCTGATAGTCGTCGGCGCAGAAGCTCAGAAGCAGCATCCCCACCATGTTCCACATGGAGGCAAACTTCACGGCCTCCCTGATGTCCGCCGCCTTTTTGACCATCATAAAGAAGCCGTTTCGCTCGATCTCGTCGGAGAGGTCATTCAGCGCCGAGGCGATAAAGGGGTCCGTCAAAAGACGCCCCTCGTATTTTTCGTGATTTTTGATGACCACGCCGATGATGCGGGAATCATTCTGTCCCAGAAGCGTGGCGGCCATATTGGGGATGTAGCCCCGCTCTTCCAGCTTTTCCTGGACGCGCTTGACCGTCCGGGCGGAAATTTTTCTCGTCTTACCATGGAGCACGTTGGATACAGTCGCTGTACTGAGGCCCAGCTCCTGGGCAATATCAATGATGCGCACCTTGTTTTCCGACCACATGGCAGTCCCCTCTTCCAGACATTTCCAAAGCCTTTTCAGTATATAGTCAATTAACCTGAAAAATAGCAAAGCTATTTTTCAGGCGGGCATTGCCCGCACGCGTGTGAAACGCACGGTTATTGACATAGAAATCCCAATCAAGGCCGCGAACCGCAGCCTGTCACAGTACGAACGCGCTGTGACACTTGAAAAGTGGTTTTACCGCTTTTCAAGTTATTTGATTATAGCATGGTCAATGCTGTGCTTCAAGCGTTTGAATCTGTCATCGAGCTGAGCGAGAGCAGTAAAACTGGACTGTCCTATATCTCTATCCTCATTCGTGTTCTGCGACGTGAGCCGCTGCGCGCGATTCCGTGAAGTGGGGCGGCACTGTCCTGAAGGGCCTGGAGCTGATCCAGGTACAGCAGGAGCGGGAGGGGGAATCCATACCCTTGCGGTCCGGGATACCCCGCCGCTTCAACTGCCGTGGTGTCAGCTGTTCCAGCGTCATGCGGACAGGCAGGGCAAACTCGGGCTGGTCCGGCAGCTTTACACCGTAAGCATTTGTCCGATTGCTGTCCTTGAGGCGAATCAAGTATTTCCACCCCTTCTCTTCCAAGTGGGCAAAGTTGTTGTACGCTTTATAATTCCGGTCCGCCAACAGAATCACGGGACGGTTATTTCAGACCGCCCCGCCATCTGGCACAGCGCCTTGGATTCATGCTTTGTGTGCTCTTTTTGTGCGATCACATCTGTATAGATACCATTTTCCAAGTCATAAAGCGCGTTGATATGGAAGAGATTCCAGCCTTGCTGGCGCTCCGTTCCGGGCCGGTAAGAATCTATATCTTTCGGATCAGCGGCAGATTTCAGCGACGAGCCATCCACAGGCAACAGCCGGTAACCTCGAAATTTCTTCTGGGGGTGCAGATAATCCGTAAACTGTCGGAACAGATCCTCAAATGCCGAGGAAAGCAGCTTCTGTCGCCGCTGGACGAATGCTGACGCCGAGGGCGTATCCACTTTTGTGTGAAAATGCTCAAGCAGTCCTTTCCAGATACTTTTTTCGCCCATTGTCAGAATCAGATAGAGCAGCACGGCGGGTGTCAACGCCCATTTTCAGGTAAAATCCTTGTCCGGGTTCCTGGCATATCGCTCCGGCTGTTCCCCTATCCTTCAAATCATGGCGTATAGCCTCTCCCGTAGCGCTTCTACTGTGTGTTCCATGTATGGCCCTTCTCTGAAAACATCTCGTTTTCAGGGCTTCGCCGCACATCTTTTCCCTTTTGTCAAGAATTTTTCAATTTGATGGAAATTTTAGGTTGTCTTAATAGCATTGGGCAGCTTAGGCCACGCTACCGCCTCCTTCACGCTGGACGTGTACGGCCACGGCACGGACCAGATGAAAAGGGAGAGCGCCGAGCGGATGCAGAAGTTTATAAAGAGCGTTTCCGGCTGATAAGGGAAACTAAAGGGAAACCTCATTCGCAGAGGGGGCAGAAAAGCCCTGGAACCATTGCGGTTCCAAGGCTCCCCGGTGGTCCGAGTGGCGGGATTTGAACTGCTAGGATAGCGTTTATCTTATGTTAAATGTTGCTTCGTGCCGCTATTCTTCCAGAGAATACAGAACTTTTCGTGTTAACAAGCACCTTATACTCCTAAGCGCAATTCCTCGCTAAAGGGAAACTACAGGGAAAATATAAGAGTGTCCGTCCCACAGGAATCATGTTCCGAATACATATATGTTTATAGCTTTATTCTTTTAAAAGCTGGCACTTTTTCACAAGTGCCAGCTTTTAAAAACTTCATATATTTGATTGTTTTAAAGTGTAATATCGTACAAAAAATCAATTTCAGCATCGCTAGCATAACTGTTTTTTATCTGGACCTTATATTGTATCATGATCTTTCTCGTCAAGTAGCCCCGTCAAAGGTACAGGTATCGCTCTATCACTCTTAAATTTCTTAGCTGATTCGACAATCAAGTCCTGATCTGTCTTCCAGTATAAGTCTTTATTCTTTGAATTATAGCTAATGGTCGGGTGTCCGTTTTTAACTGGGCCATTATAATAAAAATATTGAGAGGCTGTGTTGTTTTTGCCAATCAACCAAGCGTTATTCGTAGAATCCTCGGGGTTTCCGTTCTCGAACTTCCCCGTATATAGCGTCCGCACGGTTCCATCCTCGAAGTACTTCACCATATATGCCTCGCCGGAGTTGTCATTGAATGCTCCGTTTGAAGTATTGCCGTTATAATAGCCCTCTAACCACCCAGCGACTCTAAGCTGCAGATCATCAATGCTCAAAATATCCTCAACCGTCACACTATCGTAGGTAAACGTCTGCGCATAATCGCCATTACGGATATAATCCCAAGTCTCACCAGTACTGAAGTTTTCCTTCATAGTACGTCTGGAGAAAAACCATACGTCCCGCCCATCTTGCCGTGCAGTCTTATTTGGAAAAGCTTGCTTAAACGACAACAAATCACCGCTGTCATATACCGCTTCCGTAATCAGATCCAGCTTCTGGTCCTTATAAATATTGATGAGACATTCTCCATCCCAATTTCCATGCTTGTCCAACTGACCGTAAAAGAAGCACTCCTTACCATTTTCCTTATAAGGAATCAATAACTTTTTCTGTGCGACATCCTCGACTGTTAACTCATTCCCTTCCGCGTTGTAAGCGACTACGCTAGTATACTGAACCGATGCATTGCTGAGGACAAACGAATCTAAAGTCGCCACACAGTTGTCTACCGACTGTTGGTAGGTCTCCGACATACTTAACCCGACCAATTCCGGGGATGCTCCAGCCATAACGTATACCTGCTCCTGGATACTGTTGATTCGTTCGTCGACACTATCGATTCTTTTGCCTATAAAAACAGATTGGTCTGAAATGTCTGTTCTGATTTCCTCGATGCTTTTCGAGAGTGTATCCAACTGATTCAGTGCCCCCCCTACTTTCACGAACAGTGTGCATAGCCCCACGAACACGGTGCATAAAGCCGTTATGATGAACCAATATTTTTTTATCTTGTCGAGGAATGCTTCCATATTCATTTTTCTACATCTTCTTTCTAGTACAGCTGTGATTGCTGCACCCATTTATTGCACCTCCATCCTAGCAAAAAAAGTAGAAAACTGTCAATAGATTTTAGGGGTTTTTCCAATATTACCATATATTGTCTAAAAAAGTTGTCGAATTTTTGGGCAATATTGTTTTCGAGTTATATATGTCTAACAGAAATCTTATCCATCAGTAGCTTACCAAGACGCTGCATCTTCAGAACTTAGAGACTGGATACCCCAAATTTGGGTTGCCAGCGCTGCCATATTTCGCCTCAATGGTAGTTCCGTCCAGAAGATAAAGCTGGAGAACAAGGTAGCGTCTATAGAATACGGTCGGAACTTAAGATAAGTATAGAATCACCAGCAGGGGAAATGCAAGTGAAATTGTCTGCTCTGTCAAAAATCAATTCAGAACACCCTGGATCATCCAGAGCCATTATTATCATGCCGCAGGCATCGCAGATGTAAACCTCGGCATGGCGGCTCAAGGCATTGGTCGTCAATCGCTCCTTGACGGTCCACCGCCCGCAGCGCGGGCATATATGCGTCCCGTCCAACTGCCGCCGGCATCCAAGCAGTCCCGCACGGCCCCGTCCCGGCCTCTCCCAGCTGGGCTGAGTAGCCCTCTGGAACGCCGCCCAGGTGCACAGACCCGCAAGCCGACCAGCCAGGTGTCTTGACAACCGGCAGCGTGCCGGTCAGCTCCGGCGAGACCAGAACCGACCCAGGGTCCGCGCTGATGCTCAGGGCGGGCTTTTCGCTCCAGCCCAGCGTTTTCCGCGTCCACCACGTTCCGCAGCGTAGGGTGTTGTACTCCGGGACACGGTATGTCCAGCCGTCTATGCGGCGCCGGATGACAATGCCCCGCCGCACCATGTAGCTTACACCCTCCAGATGGGCGGACATGCGCTTGACCGTGGAGAGCCTCCGTAGAATTTCCGCTGTAGAGTAAACAACAACAGCTCCCTCTTCAGCGTTGTTTGAAATGTTGATGTTCAGTCGGAAATACCCCGGCTTCCCACCGTAGGCAAACCACTCCTCCGTGGCTGACCTCGGGTAGAGGCTGTCCAGCACTGACCGGGTGGCGTAGACGGTGCCCTGTCCCTTGCGGGCCAGGATATTCCCCTTGATCAGCGCCCGCTTGGTGTTGATAGGGTATTCGTAGTCATACCAGTCCACCTTGAAGTCGTAGGCTAGGATGTCCAGCAGGTCCTCCTGCAGCTCGTCAATTAAAGGGTAGATGCCAATGCGCCTGATTTCATCAGGACGCCACGCCAGGGCCTCCACTGTGACGTCCCCTAGCGCAACGGCGGACGGGTCCACGATGGTATTGATCTGCCCGAGACGTACCCGTTGCCCGCCATACCGGGAGTCTGGCACCGGGTCTCCACATCCACCCAGGTTTCCCCGGGCTTGACATAGATGTCCTCCGTCGTCTCCCAGATGAGGGCCCCGCTGTTGTCGGTGACACGGGTCCCGCCCGGGAGCAGAACGGCGAACGTCTGGGGCCCGGAGATGGTAAAGCGCATGGTGCAGCCCGCCGCCCTGGCCTGGGGGCGCCGGTGGGCGTAAGACAGCTCCGCCAGGGCGTCCATGTTGGACCCTTCGGCGCGGGAAGGGACGTTCTGGTTTCCGGCGTAATTGGTGAGGACGCGCTTCTGGATGATGACATGGGCGACCCAGCGAATGAACAGCTGCTCCGGGACTGCGGGGCGGACGACGGACCCGGTAATCTGCTCGTAGGCCGCGGTCAGCAGGACGGTCAGTTCTTCGGTACCCGTGGGAATAAATTGATATTCAGGATCTCTGCCCATTGTGAGTTTCTGCCTCCACAGTTGATATCAGCCACTCTGGCTTAGAAAGGGGCGCACTTGGCACATACCAGGTCCGATGGGGCTTCAATTTGTTCCGGATAGCCGTGAATATGATCGCCATATCCTGAACCATTTCAGGACCGCGATTTATTAACGCGGTGCACAGCTTTCCCGGCCGATCATCCTCTTTTTGATTTTTCTGTATCCGAATAGGGGGACCCTGCGGATACTTTGGAAAGGGAATATATTCGGGAAAAAGTTCCGGGTGGGCCTTCAGCTCACAAAACATCTGGTAGGCAGGTTCATCCAACGCCTCCGTATGTACCAGGAAAATATTTTCCCCGCCCAGCGCCGCACTGAGCCGGGACCGTATCAACCGTGAATGTCGTTCAACGCAAAAACTACCGGAGCCTGTCAGATCCATAATCTGCTGCGCAGACCAGCCTTCCGAGTAAAAAAGATAGAAATGCGCGGCCTGCAAAGGACTTAGAGCAACCAGCACTTTTTCCATAATTTCGGGATCTGCCAGAGAAATAATTTTGCCTCCGCTCAGCAGCTTATCCGCTGCCTCTCGGGCATTCTTTTTCGCCCGCCTCATTGTGCGGCAGACGCCGGATCGATCAAGGCCCAGCCTGTCGGCGATCTTGTTGCAGCTCAACCCCTTTGCGTGCAGCTCCAGAAATTCCCGCTGGCGGGGCGTCAGCAAATCCAGGGCTTCCGCCGCCGCTTTTTTGAGCCGGGCACGTTCCTCGTCAATTTCGTCGTCCAGCGCCCAATTCTCGGCTCGCCAATCAATAAACGAGGATTTATCGGGGAGAAAATCGGCACTTGACTGAGACCTCTTTTTCCCCCATTTCCACGAAACTGGAGACAATGAGCGAATCTGAGCAATGACATCCAGCAGTTCCTCATTGATGACGAACAGCGCAAGATCGTTTCCTTCCCCCCGGGCTTGCCGCTCCAACTCAATTTCCTTTTGGGCCTGCAGCTCCTGCTGCCGTTTCTGAAGTTCATCGAGCATGATTGTCTTTCTCTCCAAGTCGGCCAGCAAGAGCAAAGTCGGCGGTGCGGGGAGTTGTATAATAGCCGTCCAGAAGCCGCTGTATTTTGCGAATGTCATTTAATGTGCGCTGAATCGAGGCGATATCCGGGTCAGTGGCATCTACAGCTTTTTTGCGCTCGATCCACATCGCCAGCTTTGCCGCCGCGATACGGTATTCAGCGGCCATTTCCTTCATAGTCGCCATGATGCCACAACCTTTCACCGGGATTCAATCTAAATCAAGGAAACGCTGGATTCATCATTGGGGGCGCTGCCAGCGCCGTCACAGTGCCTATATCCGCAAGGACAATGTTCAGGATTCCGCCGCATGGATCTCCACCTCCACGATTGGAATCAGCTTCCCCGGCTGGGCGGGGTCAAATTTAAAATCGATGTCTACGAACGTTGCCCGGGGTTCCCACCGCTCTATGGCCTCCCGGATAGGGGCCACCATCATCGCCCGCGCCACGGGAATGGGTTTGTCCACAAAATCCCAGGGCAGTCCAAACTCCCGATAGAGCGGCACACTGTTTTTTGGAGTAGCCAGGATAATGGCAATATTCCGGAGGATGGCCTCAACCGTATCCGTCTCTCCAAGCCGCAGATCATTCAAGTCTACAGAAGATACTTTGTACCGCATAGCGTCCCTCCAAAATCCGCTCGGGAGCGGCGTCCAACCCCGGATGCCGCTCAGCTCCTCAAATACTCCTGTAATTTCAGCGACACGACGGCGTAGTAGACATTGCCGCTTTTGTCAAAATACCTGGCATCGATGCTCATGTTGGTGATGGTCCAGCGGTAGCGGCCGTAGGCGTGTTCGCCGATGGTGAGGGGCAGAGTCTTGCCGTTTCGCATGAGCCGCCAGAGGGCCCAGATCTCCGTCATGGGGTCTGTGCCCAGTTGGGGCGTAAAGGCGACGGTAAAAGAGATCTGGTCCGGATCCAGTCCGGTGAACTCCGTCAAGGCGTTTCCAGCGTGCCGCTGATGCACAGCGTACCGGGCGGAGCCGGACCATTTGAATTTGTCGAGGGTCCGCACGATACTGTCGGAGACCTCGAAGGCGATGTCGCCCAAGCAGCCGATTTGTGCCATTGCGCCGCTTCCTTTCTGTCACTGGTCTGACCACTGCTTGAGCTTTCCTAGCGCTCCGATCTCCCCTAAAATGAACCCGTCCCCGTCCGGAACCGGCAGATATAGACACAGTACCACAGCGCCGATTTTTGGCATCCATGGCTTGATAAGAAGATCGTGTTTGTGACTGGCGTAGGCCGCGTCCCCGCCACCGCCCGCCTCAAATTCCGTCCGCTGAGGGCCTTCGTAGTCCGGGATATAGGGCCGGGAGGCCAGGACGTACAGCCATCCGGAGGGGAGATTGGTATCCTTGAAAATAACCCGCGCCATACGCTTATCCGGGTCCTGGTTCGTGACGGTGCCGACGCGGGCAAGGCCGTCGTAGATGAGTTCCTTGTTCATAGGTCCTCCGTCAGTAGCTCAGGCAACGCCGGAGCTTGATTTTAGTGGTATAACCGCCCTCGCCGACGGTGTGAATAGCCTGAGATACGATGTACTTCCCGCTCCAGCCACCGAAGTTCTCCAGCTTCACGGTGACGCCGGCCACAAGGGCGGGATTTCCCGGCAGGGTGATCACGGCGGAGCGTTCCAGCTTGTTGTGGAGCCGGAGGCGCTTGGCGGCCATGGCCTGCGCCTCGCCGGGGCTGGAGACCTTCGCCGAGACCTCCAGGCACTGCCCGGTTTTGGCGTCCTCTCCGTCCGCCTGCGCCGTGCCTTCAATGCATTCACCGGTATCGGGGTCCACATAGCTGACGCGGCAGGAGGCGTATTGCGTCCCAGCGGCGCCGGTGGAGAGCTTGTAGTCGGTGTAGACGCCCGCTGCGGGCTTTTCCAGGTCGGCGCGCTTGATCGTCAGGACGGGCGGTAGAGCCTCGTAGGCGGCCTGGTCAAACAGCACCAATTGGCTGTCCGTGGCCTTGAGGGAGATCCCGGCATCGCTGCACAGGCGGATGAGAAAGTCGATATCGCTGGTCTTGAGTTGCTCCGTGCGCTTGTAGGAAGGGTCGTTTTTTGCCTCGTACATGAGGCTCATACCGGCGTTCCCCGCGATCTCCCCGGCGATGCCGGAGAGCTTGTAGAATTCCCAGCCCTTTGATTTTTTGGTCTGGCGGATCGCTGAACCGAAGGGGAGGGCGGTTGCCTTGATGGTGATGACGGCGGGCGGGCCGGAGGCGGTCACGCTGTCCAGCTCAAAGGAGCCGCAGGGGAGCACGTCGTCCTTGCCGTCGCTGCGCCAGTTCTTGCGGATGATTTTGGCGCTGATTTTGAGCTTGGCGGCTGCAGCGGCATTCACGGCGTCATTGAGCCAGGATTCCAGCCACAGCCCGTCCCGGTCCTGGAGGGTGAGCTGGAGGTCGTCGGCATCCAGCCCCTCTTCGTCGGTATAGGTAAGGGATTTGAGATAGGGCTTGATCTCTTTGGTGATATCCGTTCCGGCGAAGGAGACGGAGACCTCCGTCCGCCGGGCAAGATTCTGGTCGCTCATGGCGCTGCCTCCTCTCTAATTTGTTTCCAATTGACAAATGCGTATTAAATGCGTATAATACTCTTGTGAGGTGGGAAGCATGAAAAGGACCGTCTTAATGAAGCTGTTTAAAGACAAGGGCTGGTGGGTCTTGCGGGAAGGCGCGAGCCACACCATCGTCACAAACGGCGTTGAAATTGAGGCGGTTCCCAGGCACAAAGAAGTCAACGAGCAGTTAGCCAACGCGATCATCAAGCGCCGCGGTCTGAAATAAGGAGGCAAGCCATGAAAACCGCTTATCCCATCATTCTGACGCCCGTCGGGACCGGATATGTCGTAACGGTGCCGGACCTCCAGATCAACACGGAGGGGGCCGATATCGCCGACGCCATCAGTATGGCGGAGGATGCCATCGGCATGTGGGGCCTCGCCGCCCGAGATCTGGGGAAGGACATCCCGGCCCCGTCCACCACGCTGCCCCCATGCGGGGAGGGAGAGGTATCCGCCTTCGCCGTGGTGGATTTCGACGCTTACCGCCGGGCCAATGAGACGCGGACGGTGCGAAAGAACGTCACATTGCCGGGCTACCTGAATGATATGGCCGAAAAGGCCGGGCTGAATTTCTCCCGTGTTCTGCAGGACGCGCTGCGGGAAAAGCTCCAAGTGAATTGATCCGGTGCGCCGCCCCTGTCTGGGGCGGCTTCCCTTTTGGGCCCCGTTATCTCCTTTTCCACGGCGGCAGCGAGCGTTCCACCGTCTCCGTCTCCACCTCCGGCAGCGTCAGCACGATGCCCGCCGGAAAGATGTAGTAGTCCAGGTATGGCAGGTTCGCGATGATGAGCTGATCGGTGTACCTGGTACTGCCCAGCTGGGCGTAAGCAATGGAGTCCCACATATCGCCTTGAACGGTGGTGTAGGTTTTCATTGCATGGCCCTCCTTGCGGCGTCAGCGTTTCTGTCGTCGAGAGCGTCAAGGACCTTGACGACGACCTTGTCAACGATCTCGTCAGCAACTTCCCGGATGGCCTGCGCGGTTTCGGTCGAGGCATTCCCGTCAATGTGAATGTGGACCTCCATAGCAATGGGTGAGGTAGTTCCACCGCCATAGGCGGGACCGGGAATGGCTTCGATTGCGGATATCGCGGTCCCAGACGGTCCGGCAGGGCTGGAATAGAATGGATTACCGGTCACGCCGGAAGAGCTGTAAGCGCTGTTGTACGCCGCCTCATTGTAGGCGTTATAGGTGTTGTAAGCGTTGTAAACCGTGTTGCCATACTCGGTGTTGACGATCTCCCGCATGACCGTTTCCGCGTCATCCGTCCCACCGGCATACGCGGACATTTCACTGTTGTTGTAGAACTGATTCAGAATAGAGAACTCCCGCGAGACCTCGGCGGGCAGAACGGTTTCACCGCCCCGCATATGGATCAGCTCCGGGCCTTCCTCGCCCACCCAGGCCCAGCCCGGCGGCGCATTGGAGGTGCCGGAGGCGTAGCCGTGACCCGGGATATCGAAATAGGAGCCTGCGTAGGCCCCTCCCAGGGCGTTGTTGACGGCGCTCCTGAACTGCCCAAACACCGCCCGGACCCGGGGCAGCATATCTTCCGCCTGGTCGATGTAGCTCTGGATGGTGCTCTCCGCGGCCTTGGCGGCGTCCGGCCCCATGTTCAGGCTCCGGACGTCCTCACCCATATCCAGGATCAGCTGGTCCATCTGCCCGGTAAGCCCCGTCGTCCAGTCCGCCATGTCCTGCGCGGCCTGGTCCTGGCTCTCGCTGATCTCACCCAGCGTGTTTGCAAGGTTTGTCAGCGACTTGGTGTTCCCTTTGTTGACCTCCTCGACCATGCTGGCCGCCAACCCTGCCGCCTCCGGTGTTCCGCTCCTGACGTACTCCATCAGCTTGTTGTAGTTCTCCTGGGTCACGCCCAGGTCCTCAGCGGATATTTCTTTCAGTGTCGCGATATTCCCGGCGTACCCCTGCCAGTAGGAAAGCTGTGAATCCAACGCCCTTTGCGCGGCCTCCACGCTTGCGTCCGCGTCCGCCTTTGCCTCGTCGAACAAGCCAAACTGCCCCTGAAAACTCTCCAGGGCCGCCGCGTAGGCTTCCTCATATGCGCCGGTCAGCTCCTGGACCTTCGCCATTGTGCCGTCAAGCGCCGCCTGAAGCTGCTCTTCCTTGCTGGCGGAGTCGTCCAGAGCGGCGTCCTGACCGCCCAGAACGTCCAGAAGGTTCTCGTATTCCTCAGCGTTGTCCGCGAGAGCGCTGTTAGTCTCCTCCAGGCTTCCACGATAGCTGTGCAGCCTGGTTTGCGCGGCGGCAAGCTGTTCTGAATACGGCCCGATTCCCCAGTAGTTGTTCCCCTCGTTCAGGGCTTGCAGGCGTTTGACGTCCGCCTCCGCCGCCTCGATCTCCTTTTCGTAGGCGCCCCGGTCCTCTTCCAGACGGGATTTCTCCCGGATCAGCTCCATGCTCCGGCTCAGGGCTTCGGATTTTTCCGCCGCCTCCGCCGCCTGACGGATGTAATTGTCCAGCATGGCCTTCCAGTCGGAGCCGGAGGTCACGTCGTCCAGATTCAGGCCCAGGCCCTGAAAGCGGCTGTTCAACTCGTCGATAATGCCGCTCATCAGCTCCAGCTCCCCGCTGGATTGATTCCCGGCGGAGGCCAGTTCCTTCAGCTTTGCCGCCAGGGCGGCGGCGTCCAAAGCGCTCTCCCGGCTCTCCGCGGCGGCCTCCTGATAGCTGGCGGCACTCTCCTCCACGGAGGTGATCAGGTCGTCATGCTGCTGTGCCAGTTCCTTGGCGGTATGGATGCTCTGCTCGTATTCCTGGGTCAGTTCATTGATCTCGTAGCGGAGGCGGCCTGCCTCCTCGCTGGTCTCGCCGTAGAGCGATACGGCGTTTTCGTACTCCGCGTTCAGCTCCTCCAGCCGTAAGCGCTGCTCCTCGCTGGCGTAGGTGGCGTTCTGGACCTCCCTGGTGGAGGCGGCAACCGCGGCAGTCACACCGGCGATGATTCCCGCGACGCCCAGCAGCGGCCCCGCGGATGCGAGCAGTGACGCAAGGTTCAGGGCGCTGAAGACCTTCATGGCCGCGTTCACGCTCACAATAGCGGCTCCCATTGCGGCAAACGCCCCCGCCCCGGCCATCACGCCCCTTACCAGCGCCGGGTTTTCCCGGATGAATTCGTTGGCGCCGTTCAGTAAGCCGGTTCCCAGCTGCGCCAGGTCCCGAAGCTCCGGGTTGAACTGCTCCCCAACGGTGATCTGCAGGGCCTCCATTGCGGAGTTCATCAGCGTCAAGTCGCCGTTGAGGTTGTCCAGCTTGATCTTCGCCATCCGTTCCGCCGCCCCGGCGCTGTTCTGGATGCTGGCCGTCAGGCTGTCGTATTCGGCCTGGCCGGTGTTGATGATCGCCAGCATTCCCGCCATGGCCTCTTTGCCGAAGAGGGTGCTGGCGGCTTCCGACTGCTGCACCTCGCTCAGACCGGAGAAGGCGGAGCGGAGGCTTCCGGTCAGCTCCGCGAGGGACAGCATCTCCCCGCCGGTGCCCGTCATGGAGATGCCGAGCCGGTCCATCATTTCTGCCTGTTCCTTGGTGGGGGCGGAGAGGTTTGCCAGGGAAGTTTTCAACGCTGTGCCCGCCTGACTGCCTTTGATGCCGTTGTTCGCCATGATTCCCAGGTTTACCGCCGCGTCCTCAACGCTGTACCCCAGTGTTCCGCACAGGGAGGCGGCGTACTTGAAGCTCTCGCCCATAATGGACACGTTGGTGTTGGACTTGGTGGCGGCTTGGGCTAAAACGTCGGAAAAATGAGCGGAATCCGCCGCCGTCAATTTAAAGGCGCTGAGGCTGTCCGTCACGATGTCGCTGACGTTTGCCAGGTCCTCCCCGGAGGCGGCGGCCAGATTCAACACGCCGTTCATGCCGGAGAGCATCTCCTGCGCGTTCCACCCGGCCATAGCCATGTAACCCATGGCGTCGCCGGCCTCCTGGGCGGTGAACTTGGTGGTGGCCCCCAACTCCTTGGCCTCCGCCGTCAGCGCGGCCATCTCCTGGGCGTTTGCCTGGGACAGGGCCTCCACAGTGGACATAGCCTCCTGGAAATCGGCGGCGACGCTGACGCACTCCATGTAGGCGTCGGCAATTTCCTTCACCGCCGCGGCGATGCCGGCAGCGGCAACGGTCTGTTGGATCACGTCAAATGCCTGAGCGGACCTTTCCCCGAAGGTCAGAGCGCCCTCGGCGGCCTTGTCCTGCTCCTCTTGCAGCTCCTTGATTTTGGCGGTCAGCTCCGTATCCTTTTGGGACAGGTTTGCTGTGTCAACGCCCGCCTCCTTCAGCTTCGCGCCGGTGGCGTCCAGCCGCTGGTTCTGCCGCTCCAGGGCGGCGACGGTGCTGCCGATCCGCTGCTCCAGCTTCAGCTTCTCCCGCTCCAATGCCGCGATCGAGGCGGCGTCCTGGTCCTTCGCGTCCTTCGCCGCCTCGATCTGCCGAGAGAGCAGCGCCTCCTGCTGCCGGAGGTTTTCCAGCTTCTGCGTCGTGGAGACGACGGCCTGCTCCTGCTTCTGGTAAGTGGAGATGTTTCCCTGGAGCTTGTGGAGGTTCTGGATCTCCTTTCCCAGCTTGGCAAATTCCTGCTGGGCCTTGCTGAATGTTCCCTGAAAATTCCCGTTGATAGCGGCGTTCAACGCAATGAGAATTTCATGTTCTTTTCTGCTTGCCACGGCGATGCCGCCTCCCTTCTCCTATGCGCCCTCTCGGCCTCTATCTCATTGTTGGCCCTGATCCAAGGCCCCAGCTCCGTCAGCGGCAGTTCCAGCCAATCCGTTGCCGGGGTATTGTTGTTCCGGGCCAGGATCAGACATTGTTTTCGGAGCCAGTGGCCGCCGCCGCCCACCCCGACCGCAGTAAAAAACGCCGAGCCGCGTCGCAGATGCGCCGGAACTCCGGGAGCGGAAGCGCGTACAGCGTCTCCGTGGTCACGGTACGGAAGCCCTCCTCGTTGCGGTAAGTACAGGCCCGCACCGCCATTGCTGTCAGATACTCCGGTGTAAACTCCGCCATCACAGTGGTCACGCCTTGGCCCCGCAGCTCCCGTTCAATGGCGATGCTGTCCCTTCCGCTGAGTTTCGTCCAGTCGAAGGTCAGCTTCTCATAGGTGACGCCCCCGTAGGAGAAGGGCTCCTTGAAGACGTGGGTGTAGCTCCCCTGATCGGGTTCGGCTTTGGCCTCGAGTTCCAGCTTCTCCGCCTGCTCCGCGGAATCCTCAATCGTTGTGGTTCTCTTTTCGTCAGACATAATGATCTCCTTTCATGCTCCCCCGGCGCTCTGCACCGGGGGAGATATGGTGGTAAAGTTCTTTCTGTCAGTTGTAGCCCAGCGCCTTGCGGACGTCGGCCATATAGTCCACGCCGTTGACGCGGAAGATCATGTTGCGCTTGTCGATGTACCACAACTCCTGGCCGTCCCGGTAGGCGGAGTACATATAGACGTCGAATTCGCCGGTGGCGTCGGAGGCCGTGGCGGGTGCGATCGTGCCGGACTTCATGCTCTTGGGCCGGGCGATCAGCACATACTTGTTGGGCCACATCCCAATCTCCGCGTCCTCGATGTCCCAAAACTCCTCCGCCACGCGCAGCTCGATCTGATGCTTGCGCTGCTCCAGGAACAGGGCAAAGGTCTTGGGGTCGGTATGGCTGAGGAACTTCATGCTCATGGTCATGTTCTCGATCATGCCCATGATGGGGACCGAGACGTCGCCCATCATGCCGGAGCCGGAGATGGTAACGGCCTTGTTGGTGATGTCCGGCAGCGTCACGTTGGCGAGCCCCACCTCATTGACGCTGTCCTCGTAGACCCGGAAGCTGATGTATGCGGCAGGATATTGTGTCATTTCCTCGTTCCCTCCCTCTTACGCCGCCAGAGCCGACTCAACGTAGTTGATATCGTACTCCAGCGTGAATTCGCACAGCTGCATGGGACTGGGCGGCGTGATGTAGATGTGGATGCGCAGGATGCCGGCCATGAGGTCCAGCAGCGGGTTCTCCGCCTCCAGCGCCTCTGCCCGCGCACCCAGCAGGTACTCCATGCCCACCAGCCCGGACAGCCAGATGTTGCAGGTATCAAGGATGGAATCGACCAGCCGCCGGTTCATGGGCTTGTCCAGCTTGCTCCAGAAGGTCCGAATGATGGTGTTGCCCACCCAGTCGAACATCCGGGACACGGGGATGAAGTAGTCCTTCACATCCGTATTGGCGGGGTAGCAGGCGGTGTAGTTGCCCTTGGCCACCCAGCCCATGTTCATGAAATTCAGGGCGGTGACGACTCCGTAGTCCCCAGCGATGATCTCGATCTGCGGCCAGCTCAGATTGACCTCGGTACCGTCCTCCAGGCAGCAGGCGTCCATCTTGAATCCCTTGTTGGAGGGGGACTCGTAGGGGACGCCCCGGTTGTCCGTGTCCACCTTGGACATGAGGCCCGCCAGCTGGGTGGAGGTATGGAACATATAATCCCCGATCTTCACCATGGGCCAGCAGACGATCTGGTTCGGGTCCACGAAGTTATTTTTGCTCTTGTAGTTGGCCAGCTCCGAATAATCCCGGACGCCTTCCGAGCTGCTGTCCACGTCGATGAGGGCCTTGCCGCCGAACAGACCCATAATGCCCCGGTCTGCCTTGGTTGCCATGACAGCGGCCACCACGGTATTATGAGACCAGCCCGGCGCAAGCAGCGTATCGGGGATCTTGCCCACCGACGTCATACAGTCATCCACGGCGGTGACGCCCTCCACGATGTCCGCCACCTGGATCATACCGGGGTCAACGGCAGTGTAGGAGATGTTCAGCGTGGCCGCGCCATAGGCGGTGCCCGTCTCCAGCAGCTCGATCACACAGGTGCCGTCGTTCTGCTCGTAGTAGAGGGTATAATCCTCATCCTCCGCCAGCGTTTCCCCCTCGCTGGATACCTTGATGGAATCCCGGACAGCGTCCAGCGGCAGGGTGGTCTTGTGATCCACCACGCCATAGTCCTGGGCCTCCACGTCCTTCTTCATCGTCTTGGGATCGAGAACATTGCAGAAGATGACCGGCTGCTGGCCAAACAGCTGGAAATGGGAGTAGATGACCTCGCAGACGGGGTACTTCTTCCAGTCGTAGGAGAAGCCCAGCTTTTCCACCGCCTCATCCCAGGAGGTCGCGATGACCGGCTTATTGACTTTTCCCGGCTTCTCCGCCGTGTGCGCGGGGGCGGCCCCCACCACATAGGGCAGGCCGGAATCGGCTACAACGGGAGTACTGACCGCCGTAGCCTGTTCCCGTACTCGGATACCAAGCGTTGCCATAGATTATTCCTCCTTCTTCTCCGTCCCGGCAGCTGTGAGCATTGCGGATTCCTCCGGCATTGCGCTTTTCCGGGCGTTGTCCTGCCGCGCCTCCAGCACCTGCCGGGACAGCTTGTGATAGTTGACATAGAACGCGTTGCCCGGCTTCTTCACCCGCATCCTCGCTACCGGCAGCGCGTCGCCGGAGACGATCAGGGTCTTCACCAGCCTGTACCTCTCGATGGCGCCGGCAGCTTTCTCCATCGCTTCGGCGCGGGTACCGCGATAGATATCGCCGTTGTGGATGACGCCCCGGATGGTAGGGCCGATGTAAATATAAAAGCCGGAGTTGTTTACCTCGTGCTGACGCCTCTCAGGCCTTGTCTCCGGGGCCGGGGACGACACCTCCGAGGAAACGTCCGTCACAGGGCTGGTCACAGCCGGGTCCTGGACCGGGCTGCCTGATGTTGCTGTATCCTTCTTTGCCATAAGGCACCTCTCTTTCAAGTGTGTGGAAGATTTTCCATACGGAGATCATCTCCCCCAAATAGTATGGATGGGTGGGTCTGCCGACGGAATCGTAAGTCAGGGTCTCCAGGCCCGCCTGAAGGTCCAGCTTGAACTGCCTGTTCAGAACGACCTTCCGCAGCAGCGAGATTCGCAGCCGCTCCATGAGGTTCAGCAGCATCAGGCCGCCTTCCTCCTCGTCCTCGTTGTAGACGCACAGAGCGGACCGTACCACCGCGGCGGAGCTTGGAAAGGGTTGGCCGGGAAGCTGGATATCCTTGCGGGTAACGACTTGATGGAGGACACAGGGCGCTTTCCGCTCGATGCTGCCAAGCTCCGGCAGGTGCCCTGTGTACACACTGGCAGCCCGCGGCTCCGGCTCCTCCACCTCCTCAGACGGCCTTACCGGCATGATGAGGTCCTTCAGCACCTCGCCGCTGAATGCCTTGATCGCTTCCAGCAGTCCTACGCTTGTCATATGGTCACCTCACGCTGATATAACCGTTCATCAGAGCATACACATACTGCTCCAGGTTCTTCTCAAACGACTCCATCGCCTCGTTTGTCAGCTTCTCCGCCACTTCCTGGCTGCCCAGCATCTGCGGGACGGAGGGGCCGAACAGCTCCTCGATCTCATCCTTGTCGTTGCCGGTCATGCCGCCGGTACGTTCGAAGATCCCCGTGTGCGTTCTGCCCTTTCCGGCTTTTACCGTGGCGACAAACGCCTTCTCAAACCTGCGCGGAGACGTGCTTTTCAGCACATGGCCGGAAGCGGCGGCGCCGGGATGCACGAGCCGCCATTTCCCTTCCCCGTCTGCGGTAATACCAAGCATCACCGGGACCCGGCGGCTGGTGTCATAGGTTGGCTGGGCGGGGCTGGCCCCGTCGAAGCGGTAGAGCGGGATCCTCTTCCCGGAGAAATGGATGTAGGCTTGCACGCCGTTCTGATAGGTGTAGGCCACCGACACGTTTTCCTCCGCCCGGATATTGGCTGCGGAGATGGCGTAGCGCTCACGGGCCGCCTTGGTGCTGGCGGAGCGCAGGTGTGCCGCCGCCCGGTTGATGGCGCTGCTGACCGCCCTTTCTATGCCGTCAGGAATGCCCTCCAGCATTCGCTCCGCACGCTCCAGCGCGTCCTGGCCACTCGCAGTGACGTGGATGCCATAGGATTCGCTGGTCGGCCCCTCATACTCCCCGCCGCCAACGTGTATCCGTGCCTCCCGGCTGACGTCCTTTTCGCCAAAGCTCATTCGCCGATCGCCTCCAGTTCGACATGCAGCATCCCCATGTCACAGGTGGACGCCACAATGTAATATTTCTGGAAGAAGCGGCCGCCCTTGCGGGTGGACACCTCCAAGCTCTTGCCCTGCTTCGGCAGCTTACCGCCCAGGTTCTCCCGGGCACAGTAGAGCGTAGCGGTGACTAGGTGCAAGCCCTGCACATGGTCATCTGCCAGCTGGTCCCGGTTCTTCTCCACAGGCCCATCCAGCACCACGGGAATATCCGGGTACTCTGCACCGTCATAGCGGATCGTCCGCAGTTCCGCGAACTCCGCCTGGTTCAGGAACACGGCGTGAATGTCCCGCTGGAGAATGTCCTTGAAATTCACGTCGCCGCCTCCGGGGCGGCCGGCTCAGGCGGAGGAGCTTCGCCGTCCAGTGCCGTTTCCGCATCCACAGCGGCCAGGGCCTCCACCCGCTCAGCGTTGGTCCGGCATCCGCTGATATCCACCTTCATATCCCGCGCCAACTCCGTAAGCTCCGTCTTGTTCAGCCGGGACAGGCTGGCCCGAGTAAAATGGCCGTCAGGGTCCGTGTCCAGCACCTTGCCCTCCTCCGGCAACTCTCCCTGGGCGGGTGCTCCCGGCGCGGGAGGGACCACGTCCTCGTATTCCTGCGTGAGGTTCTGGCCCAGGACACGGAGCTGTTCCGTCAGAGCTTTCTCCCCCACGAAGTTCCCGGCCTCGTCGGTGATAGAGACGCCCAGGGCCTCCAGGACACCGCAGGCCTCACGCTCCGCCGTCTGGCGGTGCACCTCGGCGGGCTCCGGAGCGGGAGGTTCGTCCCGCCTCTCCGGTTCCTCCTCCCAGGCGGCGCTGTCCGCCCTCAGCCACGCCGCCGTCATGACGGGGTCATTGGCGGGGACGGGATCCCCACGGTCATAGAGCCTGCCCTGGTACTGGATCGGGCGCTTGGCAATCAGCTTCTTCGCCATACTGTCCGCCTCCTTATCCCAGCAGTTTCACCAGCACAGCGGCATCGCTCTCTGCCGCCGCCTGGACAGCGTAGCCGGCGGGGGTGTTCCCCTCCGCCGCCGCGGTGATGGCGTCCGTCGTCTTGTTGTAATAGACCGCGGCGCCCAGGGTGACGGCCTCCCCCTCCGCCTTCGCCAGCTTGAACACGCCCTCCACGTGGATGGTCCCGGTGCCGCCCGCGGGGATGTCCCCTGCGGCAATGCCGATCCGGGTCCCCAGGCTCACCACGGAGCCATTCGCCACATTCTCCTCCGGGGTGAAATACAGGGCCTCACCCTTCTGCACATAGATCGCTTTCATGTATTTTCCTCCTTACGCACCGAGCTTGACGCCGTTGTTCCGGAGCAGGCCCCGGTAATCCATCGTGGTCACCACCCAGTCCATCCAGATGTCCCAGACGAAGCCCAGGTAGCCCGCCTTCTCGCTGCGGCGGAAAGTGGGGGTGGTGACGCCGTTCAGGTAGTCCACCTGGATGCCCTTCACCAGTCTGGGGTCCGCCGCCATAAACCAGGGGCAGGGCCCGTCTTTTGCCAGCACGTTCAGCGCGCCCTCCTGGACGATCTTGAGCTTGCTGCGGTACTCCGTGTTCAGCACGTTCAATGTGTGGCTGCCGATGCCCTCCACGTCGATCTCCGCCGTGCCCAGGAGCTGGCTCACCCGCATCCCCCAGCCCATGGGGACGATGACGGAGGCCGGCTCCACCATGATGCTCTCGCCGAACTGATCCACCTGCATGCCCATCATCTGGATCATCTGCTCCAGAACCGAGATGCTTGGGGCGGTACCGGCGGCGATCAGGTTCTTGTGGACCTCGTCGAAGATGGGCGCACCGTCAAAGTCGGCGGCGTTGTTGTAGATCTTCTCATAGACCTGCCGGTTGATCTGCCGCTTGGCCCGGCTGGCGTACTGTGCGGGCATGGCCGCCAGAAAACCAATGTCGTCGTTGATGAAGGCCTCCCGGGTCATGGTGAACTGCGTCCCGTAGGTCTCCAGCTTCCGGGTGGGCAGGAGGTCCGTTTTCAGCGTGCTGTGCCTCAGTTCGCCGCCCTCGCTGACCTTGTAGAAGTCCCCGCCGCCCAGGGCGTACTCGTGGGCCTTGCTGGCCTTGAAGTCCGTGAGGGAGCCTTTGCTGGTCCACAGCTCGAAGGTGGCGGGGACCAGGGTGTACTGCTGGACGATGGACTTGTTGATGGCGTTGTCCAGGATGGCGGGGAAGTCCGCCGTGGGGCTGAGGAACTGCCGCACCGCCGTGTCCCAGAGGTCATCCCTGGAGCGGCGCAGGAGCTCGGTGGTAGTGCCCTCGCCGGAGCGGGCCAGGCTCTCGATCAGCACGTCCCGCAGGGACATGCCCCGCAGATCCTCCGTGCCCTGGGCGGGCTTCTCCACCGTCACGCCCGCCTGCATCAGCAGGGCGTCCCTGGCGGCGTCCCGGAAGTTGTCCTGGTCACTGTCCCGCGCCCCCACGACCACCGGTGCGCCGTTCTTCAGCAGGTGTTCCACCGCCGCCGCTCGGACGGTATCCAGGCTGTCGCCGTTCTTGATGTACTGCTCCGGGTCCATGCCGGTCTGCCGGCACAGGGCCATGATGTCCGCCGACCGCTTCCGCTCGGTCTCAATGGCCCTGGAAGCATCCACAGGCTGAGGATCGCCCGCTCCGGGAATTGTGTCCGACTTGGACACATTGGCCCCGGCAGCAGGAGTCCCGGTGGGGCCGTCCGCGCTGCGCTGGCTGTCTCCGCCCTCGCCGGCTCCGGCGGGCGGCGTCTCCGGCTCGGCATCGATGTTCCGCTGGCACTCGTCGAACTCCGCCTGCTCCGCCGCCGTCAGGGTCCGGTTCTCCGCTTTGGCTCTGGCCAGAATCGCCAGTTGCCGCTTGATCCACTTGTCTTTCATCGCGTTACCTCCACAATCTATTGATGTTGATCTGGACCTGCCTCTCGTACAGGGAGAGGTCCGGGGTTCCTTCTTCTGACCGTCCCACGCCCACGGTGGCGTCGGCGGGGACGGACACGATGGACACCTCCAGCGGCGTCCACTTCCGGGCGATGAAGCAAGGCCCCGTGAAGCGCCCGTCCGCCGATGTCGCTCCGGCCTTGACTTCCTCCCATCGGTCTACCCGGTAGCGGACCGACGTGGTCTTCAACGTGCCGGACTTCACCTTTCCGAAGATCCGCTCCGCCTCCTCGTCGGTGTCAAACTCCACCTCGGCGTAGCCCCGGCCGTTCTCCACCCAGGCCCGGAGCACCTTGCCCAGCACCTGGTCCACGTCGTGGTTGAACAACAGTACGCCGCTCCCGTTCAGCCGCCCCAGATCCACCGCGCCTTCGCCGTGGTCCAGGATCTCCAGGCCGAGGTACCGGCGGTACGGGGCCTCGCTGGAGAAGCTAAGCGTCCGTTTCCGGCTGTCTGCTTCCTCCGTCGTCCTCACCGGCTCCATCGTCATCGTCCTCGTTTGACTGTTTGCCGGCGGGGCTTGTCTTGCCAGTTCCAAAGATCACACCTCCTAAATCGATTCCCTTTTCTCTTCCGTAGGCCACGGCTTCGGCCATCTCGTCCACGACCTCCTTCCAGTCCCGGCCCTTCTCGGCCTGGAGCTCCTGGAAGGTCTTCTGCCCGCTCCGCAGGGCGGTCTCGTCTGCGCCGGCCTCCTTCTGCGGGTCGATCCACTTCTTGGGTGCCTTGATCCAAGAATGGTTCAGATAGTCCGCCCTTCGCTCCCAGAAGTCCGGGATGGCGAACAGGCCGGACAGCACGCCGGAGATTACGAATGCCTCATAGACCTCCGTCATGAAGGCCTCCAGCAGTTCCGTCTCCTCCGTGTAGGCCGCTTCGTCTTCGATGGCGTTCTGGCGGGCGGAGGAGTATTTCGCGCCGGACATGTCCCGGCTGACGGATTCATAGCTCAGTCCCTGGCCTGAGGCAATCAGTCCCTGCTGGAGCTTCAGGAACGCCGTGGCATCCGTGGCGGTACTCTGGGGGTCGATGATCTGCGCCTCGTCCCCCACGCCCATTTCCTTGATCATGCCGGGATAGATCTTCACCTTGGAGTAGTCCACCTTGCCGTCCGGTCCCGGAGCGAGGCCCCGGCCGGGAGCTCCTCCGGAGGGGTTCGTCTTCTTGATGAAAACAGCCAGGTTCGCCGTCAACCGCTCCTTTACCGCCACCGATGTGATGAATTCGTTGATGTCCCGCACCCTGGTAACGGTGGGCGCCAAGTCGCTCATCTCCCGGAGCTGGCTGGGGCGGCGCTTGCTTTTGTAAAAGAATACGTCTTTTGCGTCGACGAACACCGGCTCCATCAGCTGATAGCCCTCCAGATCGTACTGGCGGAACCAGTAGCCCACAGGCTTTCGATAAGCGTCGTACTCGATGCCCCCCACCACTCGGTTGCCCCGGTGCCTGGGAGCTGTCTGCGAAACGTCCAGCTCGTCCACCTCCAGCATCTGGAGCTTGAAGGGGACCAGCCCGCCCCGGGTGTAACGGAACAGCGCCAGGATGCCGCCGTCTACCTTCTTCCGGTCCACCATCATGCGAAGGATCTCGTTGAAGCTCTGCTCGCCTGTGAGGTCACAGTTGCGCGCGTCGCACCATTTCTTCCAGCCCTTTTCAAGCTGTGTGTCCAGGGTCTCGTCCCCGGTGAGGGCCCGGAGGGTGAAGCCCCGGCCCACCACATTCCGGCGGTAGGCGTGGAGGACGGCCTGGGCGATGTCGCTGTTCCGCTCCAGATCCCGGGCCCTGGCCCGCACCACGTCCCGTCCGGGGCGGTCCGTCAGCTCGGCGCTCTGGTTCACCACTCGCCATCCCGAATTTAGGCGGTCCCCGCCGGCGGCATCGTAGCTCTTTTGCAAATACTCCCGATACTGCCGCCACGCCTCCCGCTCGCAGGCCAGCCGGGGCGACACGGCGGCGATCATATTGTCCAGCCACCCCATGCCCTCACCTCCCGTCAAAGCAGGCTACGCTGGTTCGGTCCAGCAATCCGGCACTTGTCTCCTGCGTCACCTGGGCGGCCAAGTCGTCCCGCAATGCCTTCAGCATAGCCAGGTCCGCCCTAGTCAGGGACCGGCTCCCCAGCTTGTAGCTTTGCCCGCCGTACAGGACGGCGGTGATGGCCTCGTCCACCTGGGCCAGCCGCTGCCGCGGCGTCAGTTTTTCCTCCATGGGTGTCCCCCCCTTAAAGCCAGTTTTCATGTTCACGGATCCACGTCTCCTCCGGCGGCGCCGGGGGCTCCAGCGCGTCCCGCCCCTTCGGCAGCTCCTCTTCCACCAGCGCACGTACGTCCATGATCTCCGCCGCCGCCGCGGCGTACACCTCGCAGTCGAGGAAATGATTTGCCGCGTGGGAGGTCTTCGGTACCCAGCGGAGGACGGACTTCCCGCCGGCCTTCTGGGCCACCTTCTGCTCCGCCGTCACCTGCTCCGCGTAGTCCAGGTCGCAGGCCTTGTGGACCATCCAGGCCCCCCGCCCATTGTCTCGGCGCATCCGGGCGGCGATCATGTCCTTGTATTTCCCGCCGTCTACCAGGACCAGCTGCATCCCGTTGGCCCGGCTCCCCGCCTTGTTGATGGTGGTGATCCGGTAGTTGGCCTGTCCGGAGGCCACGCCCTTGCAGGGAAGGGCCCAGTCGGAATTCTGCAGGCAGAACTCATAGACGTAATCCGTCTGGTCGCCGCTGTCCACCAGGGCCAGGTTCACCAGCATCTTCTCTCCCGCGACCTTGGCGTACTCCCGGTTCATGATTCGGGAGACCTCCTCGAAGGAGATCGCCTGCCCGTGGGCCACGTTCTGGCTGGTCATGCCCACGCCCCAGGCCCGGACAGTCCAATAGAAGCTGCCCTCCTGGACATCAACGCCCCCTGTCAGCAGCCTTGTCCACTCCGGCAGGACGAACTCCGGCACCTCCGTCTGACGTGCGAGCACCAGATCCGCACTGGTTTTCAGCTTCGTATCCTCCCAGGGCTCCGCCAGCCAGGAGTTGGTGAAGTTTTGAAAAAGCTCCGGATCGCCCTTGGAGCGCATGTACTCATAGGCAATATCCCTGAAGGACGTGAAGGGGGAGTACAGCGTGTTGATTAAGAAGGCCACGCTCTTGGCCCCCTGCCGGGAGCCCCGCACCGTCTTCCAGCGGCCCGCCTGGAGCATCCGCTGCTTGTCCCGGTCTGTGATGACGCCCTCGCACTCCTGGCAGCGGTACACGGCCCGCTGGGCACGCTCCCGGTAGTCCGGATATTCCTCCTTGCCCGGCCATTTTATCTGGTGCAATATCAGCTTGATGTACTTCCCACAGTGGGGGCAGGGCACGAAGTAATGTCGCTCCTCGTCGGCATCCTCCTTGGCCCGCCAGATGTTCCCGGTCCTGAGCGTCGGCGTAGAAGTGATGAAGACTTTGCGGTTTGTGGTGTAAGTCTTTGTCCGTTCGATGGCAAGACTCATGGCGTCGGCCTCTTTTTTCGAGGCTCCCGGATACTTGTCCACTTCGTCCAGAAACAGGTAGCGGATGTTGGTGCTGGACAGATCCGCCTTGGAATTGGCCCCGGTGAGGTAGACCGTCATGTCCCGGAACTTCAGGCGCAGATTCTTGCTGTCGTGTTCCAGGTACAGCGCCGCCAAGGGCGGGCAGCCCTTGATCATGGGCACCAGCTTGGACTCCACGGTCCGCTCCGCCAAATCGTCGGAGGGGTAGACGATCATGGTCGGGGCCGGGTCCTGACAGATCAGACTCCCCAGCATGTTCTCAAGGGCGGAGGTCCCACCCACCTGGGTGGGCTTGACGAAGATGATCCGCTCCGCGTCGCCGTCAGAAAGCTCGTCCATGATCTCCGTCAGGTAGGGTGTGACGCTGTTCCGCCAGGGCCCGGGGATGGCGCTTCCGGGAGGCAGCACCCGGTTCTCTTCCGCCCACCGGGACGCGGGCACCCTGGGCCTGGGCCGCAATTCCTCCACGGCCTTCTTGATCCAGTGCGGCACATAGATCGGCGCAACGGTGTATTTTTTCATCCGGCCTTCGCACCTCCCTCGCCCAGCTCCGTCACGGCGTCGGTGAAGGCGTTCAGCATGGCTTCCAGCTCCGTCCGCATGGTCTTCTCCATGGCCTTGGCGGTGACGGCGTCCACCTGGCCCGGCATAGACCGGACGGCCCGGGCAGGCATGTCCATGGCAAACTGCCGGAAGGAGCGCAGGAACGACGCCAGCTCCCGCCCGGCGCTCTCCGTGTCCAGGTATTTCCCCTCTTCGATGGCGGTCTTCAGCCGATGGAGCTGGCCCTGACTTTCCTTCAGCTCCACCTCGGCCCGCAGCTTCTTCAGGGACAGCTCTTCCAGCTCGGTCTCTCCTGCCCCGTCGCCCTGGGCCTTTTGCTTCACGTGGTCGATGTACCGCCGCACGGTCTGGCAGGTCCGGTACTTCCGGGCCTTGCGCCCTGGCGGGGCCTCGGTCTCCAGCACGCCGGAGCGGGTCAGCTGCTGGATCCGGCGCTCACTGAGGCCCACCAGTTCCCCGATGGCCCCAGCGTCCGCCCACTCCGGGACAGCGGTCAGGATGGGTGCCTTTTCCGCGGTCTTGCCGCCTGTTTTCTGTGCCATTGGGGACCTCCTCTCCCGCCCGGCGGGGACGTGCCTGCCGGTTTCGCTGTCTGCGCCCCGTGGGATTTCGCCTTTTTCCCGGGGCCGCCTTTACCAGTTATCCCCGTAGGGGGATAAGATTCTATGCTTTTGCCGAAAAACGAAACGAAATCGCCGGGAAAAATCTGAATTTCCTGGACAGAAACGGCGCGCCTCGTCAGCCCCGCGGTACCCCCTCCGCCAGGAAGGACCCGTGCCGGCCGCTGGCCATTGTTTCTGCCGCGGGCTATCACCTCCGCGCAAAACAAAAAGCCCGCTCCGACAGCCGCCTCTGCAGAGGGGACTATCGGCACGGGCAATCCAAGTAGCACTGGCCATTTGTGATATTCACGACTTGCGTCGTTTTGCACCTGTGGCACCAAAGCTCCAGTTGCTTAGCCTCGGTTCTTGGGCTGATATGCTGGTTGGTGCGGTGCCGGCAGACCGGACACACAACGTATCCGTTCTTTACAACTAGTTTAGCAGGTTTAGTCTCGCTTTGCAATGCCTTCGCCTCCTGTTTTTTGCCGTTGGTGAGTTAACGCACTAAGTTACAAGTATATTGATTCTTTGATTTAAAATAAAAACACCGTTTCTATCGCTTCGCTTTGATGTGCCACGCATAGCGGTACGCCCCAAAGGCGTTGGCCGTCTGATACTGACCCCGACTCATGGCATCCTTTGGAATACGAATATAACCGCTCCGGGCTACAAAGTGCTCAGGTTTTGGCAAAGCCTGGTTCAAAGACTGGCTCCATCGGCATACCCGTTTCCCAATGGGGATCGTTACGCCGTCCGTGGCTTCCTTCAGCATATACTTGGCCGTTCTGCGGTAGCTGTCTCCCGGACCTCTGATAAGCGGCTCGTCATCCACCCACCCTCGTCCCCAGAGGTACCGGAGTTCCGCCGGGGAAAAATCGCTGTCCCGGACCACAAGGTGAAGGTGGTAGCGGTGGTCTCCGTGCCTGCCCTCAATGGTGTAAACATAATCGAAGGCCCTGCCAAGCCACTGCTTGAGCTTCCGCAGGAAGGACCGCCAGACGTTCTCCACTTCATGGAAGGATGCCGGAAGATGGGCATCATCGAAGGTCAGTGAGTAAAAGCTGCCCTGATAGCCGAAGAGAGCCAACCGCAACTCCAGTCGGTCCACGCGGCTCCGGCAGACGGAGGAATCTCGGGGCGGGCGGAGGACCTTGTTCTTCTCCGCCCGTTCGTAGGGGCTGTCATGGGCGCTGAGGCGGGGCCGCAGGGCGCGGCATTCCTTGACCAGTGGGCCTGCCCTCTGCCGGACACAGTACCAGACCGCCGGGCCGCTCATTGTTTCCCCCTGTCTTCCAGCTTACAGCGGGAGGGATCGTTCAGGCAGGGATTCTCACACTGCGGCTTCAGGTGGCAGTCTGCGCAACAGAAACGGTCGCCTCTCATGCTGCAGCGGAACCGGGAACAGAGGCGCTGCTTTCGTTCCTTATCCATGTTACGCCTCCCCTGGCATCTCTGCCGCCTTCCTCATGTCGCTCAGAAGCCGCCCGGCGTACTCATAAGCCCACGCCGCGCCCTCCAAGTCCGGGGCCCGCAGAGCGAAGGCACAGCCGTTCAGCTCCACGGATAACTCTATCTGGCCTCTCGCTTCGGGCAGGGCCAGGGGCCGTTCCGCCGGCGGAGGCGGATCAGGGGCAGACGGCTCTGGCGTTGGAGGCGGGACTGGCGCTTTTGCCGTCTTTTGCTTCTCCCGTCTCTCCCAATTTGATGGGAGGCCCTGCGTCCGGCGCCAGAAGCTCACCGTGGTCGCCTTGATCCCCAGCTCCGCCGCAATCTCTCCGTCGAGTAGTCCCTCGTCGTAGAGGGTGCGGGCTTTCTTCGTGTCCCAGGTTCGGCCTTTCATCGGCGCATTCTCCTTCCATATCCGTTTCGGGTCCTGCCCTCCCCCCGCCCGGACCGTACAGCCATCCCCCGGCGGGCAGGGGCGGCGGTGCCCGGTGACACCCAGGTAGTTGCAGCACCAGTCGCCGGACAGCAGCACGGTATAGGCACAGCCTTTGCAGTTATCGCTCACGTTGCCACCTACTCCCCATACTTCTGTTCCTCCGCTCCATCAGAAATAGCCATAATTTTGTTCCATTTGCGGTCCGCTGCTTGAGCTTCCTTCATGGCGGCATCGGCTTTTCTGAGGACTGAGTCAGGAATATCCATCAGCCGCTTCCCAGCATAAGGTTTCAAAAGGCTGATATACTCCCGGTGCTTCTGTTCGGAGAGGTCCGAGAGAAGTTTAGCTTTTTCATATGTTCTCTCGTCCCGCTGCTCTTCCACTGCGGACAGGGCTCGCCGGATATAGTAACTGTTAGACGAGCTGTAGAATTGCAATCGCTCTATGACAAAAATCAGTTCCGCCTTGGTGCAGTCCTTCAGTGTCATTTTTCATCCTCCAGTCCCATCTGCCGAAGACGCTCTTGATGGAGCCTTTCGGCCTTAGCGCTTCTGGCTCTGGCCACTCTGCTGCTGTGCAGATCACAATAGTCAGTATCTGGAGCAAAGTGATGAGCGCAGGCATCACACAAAGATCTGGAGCAGGTGTTCAAGTTGGGTATCCACCGTTTCCTAAGAATATTCCCATGCTTGTCTTTATCATATATAGGCTTCATGTCCCGGTAATCGCATAGCTTTGTGGACGGATTGCCGCACTGGCAGCAGGGCGGAGGCTTGGGTTTTCTCCGGCCCCTGCTGCACATAAAGCCCACCGCCTTTCCCTTGTTAAAAATCGACTCACACGGCATTCAGATTACCTCCCATTATCACTTCACTCTTCAGCCTTGCAGCTTGCCTCTTCCCACCAGACGTTCGCCCGGCGGACCCCTAGATCCAAGGCTTCCTCATGGGAGCTGACGCAGACATCGATGTGGTTTCCCTCCACGGCCCCGCCGGTGTCCTCCGCCCGGTAGCGCCGGAGTATGCCGTCTCCGAAGTCCACCAACACCACGCTCCCAAGGGGAATCACCATCGGGTCCACGGCGCAGGTCTCGTAGGGGACCGCCTTCGCCCCGCTGGCGGTGATGCCGTCTGCATTGCCGCAGCACAGGACGCAGGCATCATAGTAGGTGATCATGCACTCCCCGACGGTGTGGGTTGTGGGCCTGTCCGGTTCTGGCTCAGGTTCGAACTCCGCCGGGGACGGAATGATCTGGACAACGGGCAGAGGTTCCGGGGAGGGCTCCGGCGCCGCCGCTTCCTCCCGCTCCGGCGGCAGAGCCAGCAGAAGGAGCAGAAACAGCGACAGCAGAAGACGGACAATCTTACTCAACATCGTTGGCCTGCCGCCGTTGGAGCTAGTTGGCAACAACGGCGCCAGTGCCCTGCACCGTAACCCAGCCGTGTTCCATCCGGGCCTCCGCCTCTTTCATCTGGATCAACTCCGGCGTGATGGAGGCCGAGATCACCCGGTTGGCTTCCGCTTCCGCCTGGGCCGCGATCAGCGCCACGTCCGCCTTAGACTGTGCAACCACCTTATCTGTTTCCGCCTGGGCCAGCGCCGTCTGGCGGTTTAATTCCGCAATCTCGGCATCCTGCTTCGCCTGTTCCTTGGCCTTGATCTTCTCCTGGAGCGTGGCGTCCAGTTCCACGTCGATAATAAGTGCGCCGGAAATATGTATCCCGTATTCCTCTGACAGCCGCCGGTCAAGATATTCCGTGATACTCTGATTGACATCCGATTTCTTGTCCGAATAGATGTCCATCACCGTGAACCGGGGCGTGACCTCTTTCACATAGGCGATCACGCTGTTTTGGACCCGGCTCTCCACGATGGTCTCGCCGTCCATGCCGTTGAAGCGCTTGTACAGTTCCACCACCCGCTCCGGCAGGAAATTGTAATTGACCGTCAGGTTGATCCCCACCATGCCGCCGTTAGCCGGGGCGTCGATGTGCCAGTCGGCGTGCTCCTTCTCGTTGTAGTCCGCCGGATCGTCGGAAAACACGATCTGCTGCTGGGAGATGGGGAATTGCTTGACGTGCTTCATGGGGGACAGCCAGTGCCAGCCTTGGGAAAGGGTCCGCTCCTCCACGCCTCTGGTGGAGTAGACGACGCCCACATATCCGGGCTTTACCCGTTCCGTGCAGATAAGGGCGCCGATAGCGCAGATAAAGGCAAGAACGGCGGCCAAAGCGATGATTCCGATTCTTTTTGTTTTCATTCTTCATTTCCTCCTAAAATTTTGTAGATGATGATAAACGCGGCGCAGAACACGGCGATAAAAAAGACGATAAGCTCTTTCATCCGCTCTCCCTTCCTCGTTCCGTCCGGGGCGTATAGATCCGGTTCTCCGCCCGGCGCTCCGCCTTGCGTACGTCGCCCAGCAGCCGCTCCAGGCCCTTGACTACGCTCCGATTTTCCTCGACCCACAGCAGGACTGGGCTCAGTGCGTCCATTTCGTCCTTCGCTTTCCGCCGCTGCCGCCGGGCTCGGGTCAGATCCTTCGCCAGCTGGAGGATCTCGCCGTCGCCGTGTTCCTCCAGCTCCAGGGAATGGTGGATGTCGTTCGTGACGGCGTTGGACTCCTGCTCCTCCGCCTCTGCCATGTGGAACCGCTGCTCACAGTCCCGCAGGAAGGTCAGGAAGGCGTCTATCTGTTCACTGGTCATGAGGGGCCTCCTCCGGTCTGCGGCGGTAGGCCAGCCATCCAATGCCATATGCGCCGTTTTTCCCAAAGGAAAGCACGCATCTTTCCCTGTCATCAAGGAACCGGCCATCACATACCATTTCCCCGTGTATGATTGCCCAATGAGAAGGATGATGACCAATCAGCAGTTCCGCCCACACCGGCTCCCCGTCTATCCCCCGCAGCTCGTCCGGCGTCAGAGGGACGTTGGGCTGAGGGGCGATGGTGGGAGCGCCCTGTATCGCTTCAAATGCCCGCCGAAATGCGCATATCCGCGCTTTTTCATATGGATTCTTCCCAATCGATTTGTCCGCTTGTAAAAGCAGCCAGCGTTCGATCGGCTCCGCGTCGATCAGTCTCATGATACAGCTCTCCCTTCGCCGCCCCGCCGCCGGGCAAGGACGGCGTATTTCCTCTGGGCCTGTTTCTTCCGCATGGACCGGCACTTCGGGCAGTAGGTCTGCTCCGACCTCTCCAGGAACTCCCCGGCACACAGGCGGCAATACTGCGGCCTGATGCGCTGGAATTTGGTACAGGGGTCGCAGGTGAAGCAAAGGTGAATGAGCTTCCCGGTGATCTGCTCCCGCTCCAGCTGCCGCCGCAGTTCCCCCACGATATCCTTGTGCGGCTCCACACAGCTATGAAACGATTCCCAGTCCCGGTGGAGGACCTGGGGGCTGTAACAGTAAAAACAGCGGTGAGGGCATCCGGTGTAGATGTTCACGGCGTAGTCGCCATACTCCAGAGCCGCGCCCTTCGGTCTATAGATGGGCTTCATGCGCTCCTCCATTCTCAGAAGATAGAAATCTGCTCAAGGCTGTCGCTAGGTTCTCGGCCACTGCGCCGCTTTTCATTGGCTTCGGTTTCCACCGCGGCCCGTGCGCGTTCTTCGGCCTGGAGTCTGGCCCACTCCCGGGCCGCGGCCGACTCCTCCCTTTCGTCCAGCGGCTCCCAGGTATCCGGGTCAAAGTTTGCCGGGGACCGGCCCTCCAGGACCTCCTGCTTGATGAGGTCCTTCCAGTCCTCACTCACCAGATAGCAGTCGCAGGTAAAAAGCGCGTGTTCGTTCCAATAGTCGGCGCCCACGCCCCCTCCAAGGAATACCCGGCGCTTGTTGACCGGCCCTCCGGGACAGGTGCAATATCCGCCTTTGACAAAGAACATGTTGCTGTAGGTGCAGAATTGACAGATCCCAAACATCGGGTTTGGCTTGAAATCCAGGCATTCCCCCGGGACCTTTCGGCATTGTGCGATAGCGATAATCTCGCAGGCGGCATCTTTTGCCCAGCGATGACAAAATAGTTTGTCATCCGGGATCTCCGTGTTTTCCGCACCGGGACGGCCATGATGGCAGTACCAGCAGCGGGTTAAATACACATCGTCAGGGAACTTCATACCTGGTTCTCGCCTTCTCTCCCGGCCCCGGGAGCGGACGCCCGCCAGATCGGGCAGTAGGCTTTCCGGCCCTCTTCGCAGAACTTCACTTTCACATAGCTGTGAAGCTGGGGCCTGACCGGGTCGCAGAGAACGGTCGACCTGCTACCGGAGAGGACCTCTCCCATGTAAAAGGGACAGCCGCCCCGCTCCAGAAACTTCTTGGATGGCTTGTTCCACGAGACTCCGGCGTCATAGGAGGACAGATCCGGCTCCGCCGCCGCTTCGGCGAAAGCGTCCGGGTCCCGGAGCAGCAGCGCCGCCTCGTCGATCTCGGCACAGCGCAGGCCATAGGGGGACAAGGACGGCGCCCCCTCTGGGTAAGGCGGCGGAAGAGGCGCTTCCTTGACGTAGTAGAGCACAGGGGTGCCGCCGTTTTCCATGAATCCATAATTGGGCTGCTTCTTCCAGATGGGCCACCAGAACGTATCTGTCTCCCCGGGATACCGGCACAGGTACTGGCCCGACCCGACGGACAGGACTGTGAATTCCAGATACTCCGGTCGATGGTTCCACTGTCCGTCCTCCAGCTCACGGTCTATGTAGGGGTGCATTCGCAGCTCCTGAATGACAGTCCCGGCCAGGAGCCCCACGTTACTCCGAAGCTCCCCGTCTGGGGCTCTGAACCGTTCGCTCATCGGGCCGCACCTCCTTCCCCGCCTCCGGAAATCCCAGCATATCCGCAACCATTGCCAACATTCGCAGGGCGTCCGGGTCTGTCAGCCTGATTGGCATCCCGCAGCAGGGGCACGGGTCTCCGGTTTTCAATATCCTCACGTGCCCGCCTCCTCAATTGTGTCCAACTTGGACACATCCTCCGTCGGCGGCAGGAGCATCCAGCGCACACACTCGGCGTCAATTTTGGAGTCGTGGTTCTTGAACAGGAACGCCGTTCCATCGAACCGGCAGAGGCAGCGGATATCCTTGTCAGGGCTTCCGTTCTCTTCGCTGATATGGAAGTCTGCCACCACTTCACAGGGGCCTTCCGGCTGAAGCCCTCCGGGCATCCAGCCGGGAAACGGAGCTGTCTGGAATGTCTCTCCGCTGTCGGGAAGCGGCACCTCCAGCCAGCTGGTATATTGCAGTCCGGTCAGTTCCTTCCCATTGCCGGGATCCAGGAACCGCGCCCCGTCCCACACCGCCGCCCGGTACCGCGCCCCGACGTTGGTGAGTTGGTAGGTGAGGATCAGCCCGCCCACCGGCAGCGTGCGGACGTCGCTCTCCCAGCGGAGCAGACGGGGCGATTCCTGTTCCATGGGGACCGGAGGGGCATCTTCAGATTCCGTCTGCTGCATTTCCGCAGCAATGTCTGCGGCGGGCTGCGTTTCCGCAGCGGTGTCCGCTTCGGGTCCCGGCTCCTTCTGCGGCGGGTGGAGCTCGTCCGTCAGGCCCATCAGGAAATCCGTGGAGCAGTCCAGCAGCTTGGCCATTTCTACCGGCTCATAGCACTTGTCAGGCCTCAGCCGGGGAGAGTACCAATCAGCCGGATCGTCAAACTCCCCCGCTGCCCATTGGCGGATGATGGACACCGGTTGGGAAGGATACTCCCATCGTATCTTTGTGTCCTCCGCCAGCCCGGCGGCGTCAATGGCCCGTAGAAGGCGCTTAGCATAGCCCTGGGTCTCTTTCTGGCACTTCCTTCCCTCCTTCCGCTTCCGTTGGAGCTCCTTCTCCTCCGCCTCGTCCTTCGCCGCTTTCCGCTGGGCCTTTGCCCTGGAGCACATCCGCTCACAGGGGGAATAGACGGCCTTCGCCTGTTCGCACTCCAGACAGCAGGTCTTTCCGCCGCAGAAGGACTGCCAAGCCGAAGCCTCGCAGTCTCTCCGCAGAAAGACGTCGCCCCGCTTGCAGGCTTTTCCGTCCGGGCAGGCCAGCTGCGGCTCCCAGCGCCAGCCCTCGCCGTACTTTTCCAGCACCTTTTCCACCGTCCGGGCGGCAGGGACCTCCGACAGGACGGACGCCATCCGCGCTTGGAACTCCCGCGGCAGGCGGGCCAGGGCATGGGCCGTCTGCTCCGGCAGCTTGTCCTTCTCGAACAGCTCCATGTACTCCGGTGCCAAGTCCTCCCGGATTACCTTCAGCCGGGCCAGCTTCGGGGCAGACACCCGGCAGGCCTGCGCCACATGGTCCCGCATCCGGCCGGGGAACTCCAGGCCCTCCTCCTTCAGCTGGTACAGCAGCAGCTCCACCCGCTCCGCCTGGCGGCTCAGTTCCGCGGATGTCAGAACGCGGGTACCGCTGTTGGCGTAGATCAACCGCAGTTCCTGGAGGGCGGCGGACCCCTCCGTCCGCTCCCGGATGCAGGGGATTTCACGCAGATCCGCCCGGCCCTCCTCCGCCAGCTTCTTCAGCGCCGCCAGCCGCCGGTGGCCGGAGACCACGATCACCCGGTCCGGCGCTTCCGGGTCCGCCCGGACTCGTAGGGGCTGCTGGAGGCCCAGGAGCTCGATATTTGCCGCCAGCTCCTCCAGGCCGCTGAGCTCGTAGAAATTCTTCGGGTCGCCAAAGATCTTCTCAATGTTGATGTACTCGATTTGCTCACGGGTGCCGGTTGGAACAGTTGTGTCCAACTTGGACACATCGGCCCTGGTCCCTTTCAACTGTCCCCGCAGGATCTCTGCCAGATCGTATCTCATGTTCCTTACCTCCCCTCAAGATATTCCCGGACGAAGGCCCGGTAGTCTATCGACGCCCCGCAGCGGGGCGAAAAAGTCAGCACGCTCTGACCGGCGGCGACGCTCCGGCGCACCGGCGGGCTGTACCGGATCACCGTCCGAAACACCGGGAGGCCGGATTCCAGCTTCAGCAGGCGGTGGATCTCCCGCTCTTCGGCGGTCCGCTGGTACTGGGTGCCCAGCACGCCCGCCACACGGAGGCGGGGGTTCACCTGCCGCATGGAATCCACCTGCCGGATCAGCTCCGCCATGCCCGCCGTGGAGAACACGTCCAGTTGGATGGGGATGATTACTTCGTCCGCCGCCAGTAGCGCCGCCTGGGTAGCAAGGCCCAGGGACGGGGGGAGGTCGATGATGAGATAGTCAACGCCGTCCTCGTCCAGTGCCTCCCGCAGCTCGTCGATCGCCGTCACCTTGGTGCCGCTGTTTGGGAGGTCCGCCCGGGCCAGATCCATGCCGGAGGGGATCAGGTCCAGGTTCGGCCCCGCCGGGGTCACGAAGTCCGGCCAGTACCCGGCCCCGTCCGTCAGCAGCGTCCAGGTGTCGCCCCCCTCATGGGGGGAGATACCGAAGCATTGGGACAGGTCTCCCTGCAGGTCCGCATCAATCAGTAGGACCTGTTTGCCATGCTCCGCCGAGAGACAGCGGGCCATGGTGGCGGCGGTGACGGTCTTCGCCGTCCCGCCTTTTAAATTCAAAACCGCTATGGTTCTCATGTCATATCCTTTCCGCCGCCGAGGCGGCGTTGGTTTTGTCAGAAGGGCAGGTCGTCCCCACCCTCTGTCAGCTCCGTGATCGTCACCTGCGCCGACTTCTTCGCCGCCTTCGGCTTCTGCGGCGGCGGGGCCTGGGGAAAGACCCGGCTGAAGGTCTGAGTGTCGCCGTCGAAGTGCATGGACAGGGAGATGTTGGCCTTGCCCTCCTTGTTCTTGCCAATCTTCAGCGTGCGGACTTCGTTGTCGGGGTCGTCCTCGTTCTCCCGGAACAGCAGCAGGGCCACGTCCGCATCCTGCTCGATCTGCCCGGACTGGCGGAAGGAGTGCATACCGGGAAAGCCCCTCTCCCCCTTCGCGGGGCGGCTGAGCTGGCTCAGGGCCAGCACCGTCACCCCCGTCTGGCGGCCCAGGTTCTGGAGCTCGCCGGAGACCTCCGTCACCCGCTCGAAGTCGCCCAAGCTCCGCCGTCCCCGGCCTGCCGGGATCTTCTGCAGGTAGTCCACCGCGATCAACTCATAGTGGCGGCTCAGGGCCAAGGCCCGGAGGTCCGCCGCCGTCATGCCGGAAGCGTCGATGAACTCCAGAGACGGCGCGATCAGCGCGTTCTGGATAGCCACGATCTGCTCGAAGTCTTCATCCTGGAGCTCGTAGCGCTTGATCCGGCCGAAGGAGACCTTGGTCTTGTGGGCAACCAGACGGTCGAAGAGCTTTCGGTCGTTATTCTCGTAGTAGAAATAACCCACCCGCTTGCCATCGGCGATATGATAGACCATTTGCAGGGCCAGGGCCGTCTTGCCGGCGCTGGGATAGCCGCCCAGGACAATGAAGTCCCCCGGCTCCACGTAGATCCGCTCATCCAGGGCCCGGATGCCCCAGGTGAGATAGGGGGGCTTTTCTCCGTCGTTCCGGCGGTCCAGGAACTCCTCGTAGCACTGCCGCAGGCCCGTGATCCTGACGCCGGGCTTCTCGCAGGTGAGGGCGTTGATCTTGTCTACCAGCGCCTGCGCCTCGTCCAGGTCGGCGGCGTCCTTCAGCTGCTCCCCCAGCTCCGACAGATGCACCTGCAGAGCGGTCCTGCGGCAGATGTCGGCGCAGAGCTCCGCGTGGGCCGCGGTCACGGTGGTCTCTACAATGTCGGTCAGGATGGCGCGGTAGTTTCCGCCCAAGGCATCGTTGACCGTCAGGGGGTCAGGCGCCTGGCCCTGGCCTTGGAGCTTCTTGATGGCCTGGAAGATGGTCCGGTACTTGCCCTCCAGGAAGTCTTGCGGGGTCAGGCGCTGGAGCAGGGGGCCCACGGTGTCCGGGTCCAGGAACATGGCCCCCAGGACCTCCCGCTCGGCGTCCAGGGCCAGCTCCGTCACGGCAAGGCTCATATGTACGTCACCCCCGGTTCCCGGCGGGGTCCGCTGTCCGGCGGTTCAGGCGGCGCCTTGGGCGCGTCCGTCCACCGTCTGTTGTTCAGCCAGGTCTTGGCATAGGGGATGCCCACGCCCCGCTGCCACTCTTCGGACTGGATCTGGGCTTGGAGGGCCCTGCCCATGGCGGCGATCAGCTCGTCGTCCGGCTTGAGCTTGTCCCATGCCTTCGCCGCCCCCTGGCGGTCCTCCCCCCGGGCGTGGGTCCGGTAGTAATCCCAGAACGCCTCGAACCGCTCCGGTTTCCATGCCGGGACCGACTTATCCCGTTTACGCCCGACACGCTGACCCTCCCCCTTGGGGGGTAAGGGGGGTATATCTTCTATAGACTCTTCTTCTTCCTTATTTGCATTTTCCGATTTCGTCCCACCCTGGGATGATTTCGTCCTTTGCATTTTCCGATTTCGTCCCATGGGCGGGCCGTCGATCTCGGTCTCATAAAGGGCCAGGATTTCGTCGCTGGGAGAGTACCAGTTCGTGCGAACCATGCGGTCCTCATTGAAGTCTCCCACGAGCAGCGCCCCCTGGTCCCGGAGCTTGGCGATCATGCGCTTGATCTGCGGGACGGACCACAGGGGGTAAAGCGCGGCGAGGCCCTTTAGGCTGGCTTGCATCCACCAGCGGCCTTCGTAAAAATGCTGGTCCTCCGCTTTGTTTTTCAGCGTCCAGTAGACGATGTTGTGGAGGAATACGGCGGCGTCCGTACCGTACTTTGCCGCCAGGTCCATCCGGCAGGTCAATATTTGCAGCATGACGCTACCTCCTCTCGATCCAGTCGATCACTCGGAACATCCGGCCGACAAGCCAGCCTGATCCAATGCTTACCAGGAAAAGTTCCCATCCGGTCATCATGGGGGAGGGCACCCCCTCCCCCGTCCGGATTGGGGCTTGCATTTTGTCGGGGATATGGTATAATAATCTTGTCGAATGTCCCCGGCGCAAGCCCTGGACGTGGCCGTCTCGAAGTTGCAGCTTCGGGACGGTCTTTTTTTGCGCGTTTCATCAGTTGGCCTCCTCAGCCTTGACGGCCTTATACCGTACTTGGGTGTATCGCTCGGCGATCCGATGCCCCATTTTGACAGGCAGGGCTTCGAAAGCAGCCTTAGCCTCCGCCAGGGTGTCGTACTCTCGCCCAGGGATCACTTCCCACGGGTCCCAGTTGCGTATCCGTGATTGAATCACATAGTGTTTCATTTGCTCTCCTTTCCGCCGCCCCTCCAGAACACGTCCAACTCCAGACAGGGCCGGGCCAGTTCCCGAAGGACTGCTACGATTTGCTCAAACTCGGCCCGTTCCTCCGGGCCGACGCCGCCCTCGGCGATCTCCAGCAGGCGGTCCACGGTGCGGCCGCCCATGATGTGGGTCAGGCCCAGGTAGACAGCCACTGCCGCCTCCAGGACGCTCCGGGGCTCCAGCTCCGGCACGACGTAGGAGATCAGGCTGCCGGTCGCGCGAAGGTGCCGGTAGGCGAGGGACGGGGCCTGGTAGCAGGCTACCATCCGCTCCACGACGTCACCGGGGGGGAACCCGCCGGCCGCTCTCATAGGCCCGGATGCTTTCAACCGATACGCCTATCCGTTCCGCTGCCGCTTCCTGGGTCAGACTGGTACAAAGACGCCCGGTTTTGTAGATGTTTTGGTACAGCTCCGACATGGTATTTTCCTTCTTTCTGTGTTATGGTCAGGTCAGGTACTTGAACGCCTTACGAAATGACGGCGCAGGCTCCCGATAGTCGGCGGCGCCGGCTGGTCCGGCAGGCCAAGGTACAGCCGAAGCTCGTTCTTGAGGATGCGGTACTGCGAGCCGATCTTGATGCTCTTGATCTGGCCGCTGCGTACCAGCTCGTAAGCGGTATTCCTGCCGACATTCAGCAGCGGCGCCAGCTCGTCGATGGTCAGCACCACGGGCAGCTCGTCAAATGACGTGGGGCGGTCTTTCATGCTTAACACCTCCCTTCCTGATTTTTCTTGTCCCTCCCTCTCATCCCGTGCTATACTGCCTTCAAGCGGTTGTGTCAGAACCGCTAAATTCAGCCTGGGGGTTGCGTTACCCATTCGAATACGGAAGAAAGGAGGTACTGCGTCTATGGAAACAAATTTTTTCCCTGAAATGTGGGAAACTATGAAGCTTATGAATTCCCCCGCTGTGCAGGAAGCTATGAAACTCGCGAATTCCCCTGCAGCACGGGAGGCTGTTCGGTTCATAAACTCTCCCGATTCACAAGCGGCTTTTCGGTATTTCTTCTCTCCAGAAACACAAGCGGTTTTGCGACATTTCTATTCTCCAGAAACTCAACGAGACCTTCAGCTTATGCATACTCTGGAAAGGCAAGAGGCCATGCGGCGTATAAGCTCGCCTGCCGTCAAAACTACGCTAAACACTATGGAACGTACCTGCAATGCTCCCGAATCACAAGAAACACCAATGCCACAACACCTTGATGAAATTTATTGTGCAACCGATACATCTGACTTGCTGATGCAGAAATTTTCAAATGCGGTATCGACTGCTGTGCCATATGTCAAGGATGCAAGTGAGGAGCACACAGAGCCTGTTCTGCCTGCTACTGAACCAAAGCCAAAGGTATCGCTGTCCTTATCTGACATTCTGGCTCTAATCAACATTCTGATCGCGA